CTCTTGGGCTGCCGTGAGCTCATGAGAGGAAATAAATTCATCATCTGGGTCTTCAGTAAAGTCATCGGCCTCGTCAAAAGACTCGTTGCCTTCATATTGTTGGGTAAGATGAATTTGAGTACGTACGAATTGCTGCATACGTTCTTCTAGAGTTGGATAAGGACGAACAGGAAGGTGGGCGGCGAGAGGGACTGAATCCACCTCTTCGGCGCCAGTAGCGTTAAGTCTTCCACGAACTGCACGAACCAAATCTTTGAATATATTTTTTTTCATTACATTAACCTCGGTTTAGACATTTTTGGTACAAGTCTGCGAGCCATTAGGTTGTGAGATGCCATGATATAAAGCTGAGGAACGGTTGTCGAGGAGTAAATACGGTTAGTTGGGTTGGCAGTGACAAAAGTTGAGTTAAGGGCGGGATCTGAGGAGAATACACGACCCATATGCCAATTGTCATCAGTAGAACGGAAACTACCTGCAACAGTAGACTCGACACGGCGATATTCGTCGTAGCGATTGTTCCAACCAAAACGACCAGTAGGAGATGTGTGAGTACCGTCGACTTCCGAATTGTAGACTTCTTGTTGGCCAACAGACTGTAGCTCTTTTTGATAGAAATCCATATTAGAGGTTCTTGTCCATAGGCGAGAGAGAGACTCTGCGTACATAGTGCGAGGAAGGACTGAAAGTAGCGAAAGGACATAGCCGTGTTCCTCGAAAAATCTGCGGTACTTGCGAGAGCGCATTGCACCAATACCATGACCAGCGAGAGTGCCTACAACACCATTTTGCTCGTCATCGGAAGGGACATAAGACGGGGCTGTTTGAAGAACTTCAGAGAATTGAATTGTTTGTTTGCCACCTCCTAAATACTCGGGGCGTTGAAGCCTTGCATCTGATGGGCGAACTCCGAGGTAGCGGAGATATTCTGTATAGCGTGAGCCAAATCGATTACGATTTTCGGCGAAGAGCTGAAGAGCTGAGGAGTATCTCAGATCGTTGATGTCAATGCCCATGTTGGCATTAGCTGCAGAAGCGTCAGTATGAATATTAGGATAGCCTGTAGAAGCGTTTTGTTCGACATGAAACTCATTGTTAGCGCTGGTGCTAGCATCTATGTAGGCGGAAGAAGCGTAAACAGAGGTAGTACCATCTGATTCCCGAACAGTAGTATTAGTGCTGGGATAAGTACCATTGAATTTTGCAATACCGAGTACAGGGGCAGTACCATTAATAGGAACTGAAACAGCGGAGCCTAGTTGGGGCTCGGGAGTACAAGTAGTAAAATAATCTTTTTCCCAGGCCCTAAACTGTAACGTACGGTTGGTAGTGGTATCGAGACCGCCTGTAGTAAGGTTAGTAACTGCGGTAGTAAGCTGTTCATCACGATAATTTTCATTAAAGATGAGATTGTAAGCCCTTAGGGGGAGAGCGTTGATATTATAAGTAACACCAGGAGGAACTCCAAGATAATCAAGAAGAGAACCTTCGGCGACAGTAACTGAATCAAGTTTGGGAATAGGGTCGCCAAAAGTATTGGTAGGTCCACCAGTAATAAATTTTTCCCAATCATCCCAAAGGAGACGGGAAGGAACGAACCAGTGGTGAACAGTGGCGTGTACAGGATGCATGACTGGTCGATCCAAAGGAGCTGTACGAATTAGTAGTGAAGTAGAATGCTGAAAAGTATCCCCAGGGAGAACTTCCACTAAGCCACAGGGAACCAGTTGACCTTGGTTACAAGTGAGAAGTTTATAATGAGACAAATTATGTTTCGCTCGTTTCATAGTTTTTTTCCTCTTCGGATGTCAATGTTCATAGTTTTAACTCGATCATAATATAATTTTTTGTAATCACCATTTTTTAACGATAGCCTTTGCGACGGAGTAAGCGAATCAAGGCCAATAAAGTCTGACAACCTTTGCAGTTGTGCGGCTTTCCAGTCCGTGGGGTTTTTCGTGTTGCCAAATCCAAACTCCGCTCTAAGTTTACGAGTACGATAAGTACCAATCATATGTTTATTTTTGTTTACCTTCAAAGAATTAGGGACATCGCCTTGGTTGTCAATACCTAGGATGAGTGCGTCAGTAGAGATACAAGATTCGGCGATTTGAGGAAGGAGATTCATACCAAGACCAGGACGACGGGAGGGAATACAGAATTCAGGAATGCGGTCACCTAAGTAAAGTTTTTGTTTATCATTTTTTTTTCGATGCATTCCTTTAAGGACATACTTTGTAACATAATCGATCCCCCCAGGGGTAAGGTCACCAACTTGCACATAACCATAATCCCATGACTTGCGCACAAGTTCTTCTGAATCAATTGAAAGACCGAAGATAATGGCGTGGTAGTGAGGTCTTTGACGAATTTCACCGTACTCTCCGACGAGGTAATAGCGCACTTTGGTTGGGGACACATATTGTCTGAGAGATTTCCAAAATAGTTGTGTATGTCTTTTAACGAGAGTTTCTCCATCATATTTTTTTGGGTCATACGTAAGGGTAACGAAGACAGATTCCTTATGTAAGAGCTGCTCCATTTTGATAATTGTTTTATGGACGTTACGACGAAGAGAGAGACAGTAGGGGCAGTGCCCACAGTTCATAGTGAGATGCCCCGACCAGTAGGGATTGTTACATGCGAATTCCACGAATGATGCCTCGGGTGCTAGAACGACGTTTTCTACGGGAACGAATAACACGACGACGACGGCCAAAGGATTTTCTTCTTCCTGCGCCGCCTCGTCTTCTTCTGAATGCCATTTAGGGTCTCCTTTTATTGAATGTTGGATAAGGTGCTCTTTGTGGATTAAACCATTTCATTTCCTTAAGACGTTGCCAGGGATAAGAGCCACGGCCTTTAACGGGAATCCATTCACCAGTATTAGATAAATCCCAGTCGGAATATCCTTTAGGTAATTGGTTTTGAGGAGGTTTGCCTTCACCAGTGAAGAGAGGAAGGATCCGATTGCGAGTAAACCAATCGATTTTAGCGAGCATATCATCTTCGGTAGATTCTGCTAGCTGTTGGGGCATGTACGGAATAAATCCAGTATCGGTGCGGCCCATGAGTGTAGTGGGTACCCAACCAGCTTCTTGAGCGTGACGTCCAGTTTGGGACATAGTTGGGGTCGCTGGTTTAGGTTGAACAGTAGAACCTGAGTTCCCTTGACCGGGTAAGAAGTTGTCTGCTCCAGGGAAGGCGGGGCCTAATTGACTGCGTTGCGCGAATTGGCTTGCGCGAATTTGATTATCGAGGGCTTTGCCCTCGATATCGAGTTTAACGGAAGCGACCTGAAGATCATGAAGCTCTCGTTCATAAGAAGTGGAAGCTGCTTGAGTCGCCCGAGAAATACCTTGACCCATACGAGACAGGGTATCGTTCTGATAAGGGCTAGCCTGGAAGTTAGAGGAGACAGGAGAGTATGAAGAGCCGGAAGCGCCAAGAGAAGCGAGAGGAGAAAGGCCAGCGGCTGCGCCATCGGCGATTTTCCAACGAATAGAGTTTTTAGCGAATTCTTCTTGCTTGGCGAGATTCATAGCTAGTTCAGAGTCTGCGCGTTCGCGATTTCTTTGTTCGGCGTCTGAATGTGCTTTGCGATTTTCTTGCCCCTGAAAGTAGTCAGCGATGACAGGGGCCATTTGCGAAGCGCCGGCGAGTACAGTTTCCCAGAAAGCCATTATTTACACCTTATTCTAGAAAGTTCGTTGTAACGTGGGCGAGATTGTCCGGTCCGGCCGGTCTTTCGAAAGGCGTGTAACACTTCTTCTCGAATTCGGCGACGGACGCATGCAAGAACTTTTGAAGGTTGATCAAAACGAAAAGTACCTCGGGAAGAGACATCCCTGAAAGTTGAATATTGTCGCAGATCACGGCTTTGAGATCTTGAAACAGATCGTCGCTGCGACGTAATGACTTTTCTTGGGAGATTGTCTGTAAGAACTGTTGTGTATCCATTAAAACTCCTTATTGGGCGGTAATTAGAATCTGGGTGGAATGTGCGGCGGTCTTCATATTGTGACAGATAGGGGACAGGATCAATGCTAAAGCGGGGCAACCTAGGGTTAGCGATGGGGTAGTTATCGCGCCGAGCTTTTCTACGATTGTTAGATCTAGACATTGATTACTCCCTATTTATGTCACTAAACACTGTATTATCAAGTATAATACAGTGTTAATCTTCGATTTCATCGGAATCATCAGGCTCCGGCTCGATGGGTTTTTTGACTTTCTTCTTAACGAGCTTGCCTGTAGGAGCGGAGCCTTGAGAACCAGGGGTCTTGGGCATAGGAGCGATTTTGAAAGCCTCTTGGGCTGCCGTGAGCTCATGAGAGGAAATAAATTCATCATCTGGGTCTTCAGTAAAGTCATCGGCCTCGTCAAAAGACTCGTTGCCTTCATATTGTTGGGTAAGATGAATTTGAGTA